TATACACCGTTTTCAAAATTTCCCTAGTAGAGCTTACACTCCTAGCAGGTCTGACCGCGATGTGTAATGGAAATTGTATTATAGTTAGAAATTGCTTTGAGCATATCGATAATATAAACCCGCACTTTATAAGAAAATATACGCATCCAGACCGGTCGGACAAATGCGGTACAATTTATAGAGATTATTGGTCAGCCAATCAACACATTCAGAATAAATTGACCGTAGCTTATCGACAGTGTTTTAATGACCCACCGAATGAGTCGGACGAGACACGCTATGATTACTCAGAACGACCATGTATCTTCGACATCATATATCAATCTTGGGGTATATTCACGAGGGGTATGATCGAGATAATACACGGAACAATTATGTATATGGTCATAACCGCAATGATTACCTACACTAAGACTGAAAATCACATGTTAAAGAATTTATTTATAATAATACGCATCTTAACCTTTTCCGGATATCTCATATTTATAACCAACGATAACTTGTTGTGTTTACTAATATCTATCATCTATACTATACATATTATTAGAGATTCACCGCGAGGAGGTAAGAAAGCGAATGTGAAGAAAATCCATATACCCGCGCCAACAATATCACACCGATTATCGAAACGAGTAATTTATAACGTACCTGGTGATGGATTATGTGGCGTTCACTCCGTCTTAGCACACTTTAAAGAAATAAAATACTTACAAAATCTAGCATTCTTCGTATCTGAGGATAAGATGAATAGTCTATATAATATGCTATTAAGGCCGTTACTAAAAGAATTTTTATGCAGTGATCCTATATACTACGAATATATAAAGAAGAAAGACAAAGCACACGAAGCCGCCCAACACCTAGAGAATAAAGGTCGCAGTATGTGTCGAGATATAAACTCTATTAATGAATTCGTAGAGAAAGGTATACTACCCGACACCTTATCCTCTGACACACTATCAGAGTTATCCGCATACTTAGGATTAGGACAGGTGGTCGTTTGTCCTAATTATAATATAGCCGACCAGATAGAAAAACCACCGCTCTCCATCTTACTATATCATCAAAATGTACATTTTGAGCCTATATTAGACGGAGAAGTAGATAAAGTACGAGACCACTCGTCAGCTGTAACAACCTTAGCCAACAAGCTCCAAACTAAAATATCCGGCGGTCGATTTCTAAAAGATAGTCAAATCATATCACTAGTCGACTATCGAGACGAACCGACTATTTATCAGCCGAAAGTGTCAAAGTCGACGACAATCCCTAAAGAATGTGAAAACAAGACAGACTGTCAAAAAAATGCAAAAACAACTGAAGATATTCGAAACACGTCAGATGAAAAGGTTGAGGACCCTAATGAACAAGCAAAACGATTTACCGGATTTACTAGACAGGGTTTTCAAATGTATACACGTTATGACTCTACAGAGATGCATTTTACACAGTTTATAAAATCCCATGGTATAAAAAGAGACGGTGAAAAAGTAGAGGCTTATTGTCATCCTTTCTTAAGAACGGTATCTAATTATTATTTGTTGAAAGCCTATAGCGATGGATTCAAAACTGGAAGGCAAATAGTAGACATAGCATCAAAATATCATCATATAGATAAATGGAATAGTATCGCGAGGTATAAAGATATACTATGTACCAGGCCTCCTATATCGAATCAAGATATATCCTACAATAAAAGACATCTAAAACGAGCACACGTTAAAACAGCTACAACCGATGAACATAGATTAAGAGAAGGGCACTTTCCTTATACCGATAAGCAATTCATTATTATGCATGACATGGCATATTATCCGGGGGTCTTAGACAGTCTAAAAAATTCCAAAGGCGATGTTAGAGGTATAGTTAATATGATCGTATACCCACATCAAGAAGGTAAATATACCTATCACGATAAAGAAGGTAGCTTTAACATTTCGAATACGGGCCTAATCGTTTCGATCCCTAAAGGAAATCCATCCAGTTATACACATCAAATACAACCATTTGAGTCACACAAATCAATAGCCATTTTGCGAGAAGAAAATGATTTCATAATCCTCCAACCGATAGATCATACAGAAATCGCACCCGAAACCTATTTTGTATCATATGACATGTTCACGTCAGCCGCATCAAACGATGCTGTTTTTCCAGAAGAAATTGCTGTTAAAGCTTCTACTAAAAGAACACTAAAACTAGTCGATACTCACCATTCCTTAGCTCTTTCACGGATTCTTAGTGGTCAAGGAGAATACAAATGTCGCATAGACTCTATAACAGACAAAGAGATTACTTTTGACCTCAACATGGAATTATACAATAAATTATTACCTCACGTTAAAACTAAAGATCAAATAGAAAAAGTATGCACTAACAGTTCAATCTATTTAGTCAAACAAGATGGTAAAAACGACTATACTACTAAGGATATAGCGCTCACTGTATGCGCAATTATACAAGATAAAAACGAAGCAGATGATCTGGTGCGTTCATTCATATTGCACCCTAATAACCGTCCTACCTCATATCTACAAGCTCAGTACACTTACCCCGATTTATTAGTATATATATCATATCTTACAATCTCACATTTTTTACGCCTGTACCCGGCCTTACATTATTTAAATACGTTATACATATATCAAAGTGCGTTAGACAATTTGTATTATATACTGAGCAGCTTAATATCATCGACGATATTATATCTAACCTGTTTAGCATTATTCTCAGACCGTAAAATCGTGTACTATAAAAATCCTACAACTTACCGGATGATCGTAGATACGATCATACGATTTTTCGAAATACGATCTTACGTTGGCGGTAGACATTTACCTGAACGACATTACTCTCCTTTCAACGGAGACCGTCTATACTGGCCATTAGGGAATATATATTGTACAGTGATTCGAAAAACTAAGGCTTTGTTGTGTACATGCAGAAAGACGACACAAATTATCTTCACTAAAGGAAGAAAATTAGTACATTTTGGATCTTGTAGAATGAATATAGAAGCGAGTATATATTCTAGACAGTTTAATTGCACGATGTTCCCAGAGAAAAATCATAAACAGAAATTTTTAGAATATGTATCCGCTCGAATCACCAAATTCGAGAGAAACATCGCCCTGTACATGAAAGATGACATCGATTATTCGATAGAGACTTTCTTACGTAATACTGCTCCTAGGAAGAGAAAAGGCTATTTACGAGGTATCAGAGACCTAAATGATATGAAAATTGAC